TCTGAAGGATAAGCTTCAATCAATTGAGATACCAACTCTACCGAAGTTAAATTTACAAGCAGAGATAGCAGGGCTTGCCTCACAGATACCCGGCACTCCATCTTTTCTTTCTGCTCTTGCAAAAATTAAAACAGAGTTTGAAGATGACATCAAGTCCGCTGGTTTAGAGTTAGATAGTCTTGTTAGTGATGCAACTAAAGCAATATCGGGTGGTGGTGATATTTGTGCGCTTGTTCCCAATCTTGAGAAAGATGCTGGGAGTACTGAACCAGCAGTGCAAAAACCTATCGCACCAAAACAAGCAGCTGTTCCTGCCGTAACTGAAGCCGCCTCGGTATCAAACGATAATGCAAATGTTGCTGTAACAGTTGCCGAAAATAAAGAAAAGACGGAATCTTATAAGGTTACTAAAACTCTACCAACAAAAGATACGGGTTCATTTGTTGTTGCAACAGAAACAAAGAAAATATCTGTTAAAGAAACTGTTATAACGGTGAGCACAGATAAAAAATCTAATGTTGCAACTAAAGAAGCTCCTTTCATGAGCGAACGAAAGTTGGCGACGGAATATATCCCAATCAGTAATGTAGAAATTTCTGGTGATTCATTAATAATCAAAAATTTAAAACATAAACCCACTCTCGTTAAAACCGTCTACGTTCACCCCACTGCAAACGAAGCTAATGCGAAACTTCTTGTACTACCAAAAGATGATTTAATTAAATTGGGAAGAAAAATTGCGACTAAGGAAGAATGGAAGGCGGTTAATGCAGCTTGGCAAAAAGAAAAAAAACCACCATACTATCGTAGTAGAAATGGACCACATATGGCAGAAATTTATCCGAGACAGGACACGATGTCACGTGCCAAGGCAACATCGTCACCATCTATCAGTTCGGATGGTAGTGTTACAATTTTAAGTCCAGATATTATACCCAAATCAAATCACCCCGGCAATATTAAAGGTGTTGTTGGATATAAACTACCGAATCGATTTAGATTGTCGGGCGAGATCGTTGAGACAAAGAAATGGAGAGGGCCCTCCGGCAACGGGACGAGAGACTCGAGCCGGAACAGAAGATTCAGAGGGTATGCTGTAGTTATTAGATACGAATATCTTGGTATTTATAAACCAGAGGTTGATCCTGAACCACCGAAACCGACACCAGCCGAAGACCCCGCAGCTTTTGCCGCCGCCGTCGCCGCCGAGGATGCAAAAGACAAAGCTTGGGAAGCTTCAGCTGAAGGAAAGGCATTTTTGAAAGAAGAGGCGGATGACGAAGCTCGGTATCGTGCAGAGCAGGCCGCTGAGGAAGCCGCTTTCAGGGCATCAGGTGGACTCGACGGCATCCCCGGCAGCACATAGAAACATGAAGTGAGCTCAAAAAATAATACCTGACGTAAAGACATAAATACAAACACATATAGAGGAGTTATATTATGGGAAAGAAAAAATCAAGGGCGACACAAACATCAAAGGGTGAACGCAACAACGTAAGCAAAGATGTGAGTAAAGCACTTCGTAGAGATTACTTGCAGAATAACCTTGCACGAACAACTAATCAAGTTAGTGCGTTTAAGAAGGGTAAGAATGTCATGCTGACAATTCCTAACCCAAATACAAATGAGACAAACAAACCATTTGTTCGTGTGAATGCAAAGGACGTTTGGAAGTTTAATAAACCTTATATCATGAAACATAATACATCAGAAAATGTATAAATAATAATAAAGAGGAATACTCATGGGCGCTAAAGACGCATACACTGACGGTACATATCAGGGACAAGAACGAGCTGCTCAACTGTATTCCGATATAGATTTGTTTTTTGGACCTAAGACGGGAACAAATGATATCAACAAGGTAACAGATTTTACGGCCGTCAAACGATCTGTCAGAAATCTTGTTCTAACTAACTTCTATGAGAAACCCTTTCATCCCGAAATTGGTTCTGGTGTGAGAGATATTCTATTTGAGCCTATGACTCCTATCACGGCATATGTTCTTACCATGAAGATAGAAGAGGTGATTGAAAACTTTGAACCAAGGGCTAGACTCGTTGGAGTTACAGCCACACCTAATCTTGATAACAATGCATATAATGTTTCAATTGAGTTTTATGTTGTCAACGCACCCACAGAACTTGTCAACATGGAAGTTCTATTAGAGAGATTACGATAATGGCAGCAAACAGACAGCGACTCAGTGTAACAGAATTTGACTTTGATGAGGTTAAGGATAACCTAAAACTTTTCATGCGAAATCAGACAGAGTTCAAGGACTATGACTTTGAAGGTTCTGGTCTGTCTGCTCTTCTGGATGTCCTTGCATACAATACGCACTATCTTGGTTTCAACGCAAATATGCTTGCAAATGAAATGTTCCTTGACTCTTCTCAACTGAGGTCAAGTGTAGTTTCTCATGCGAAGACCTTGGGATACACCACTCGTTCTGCAACAGCATCTAATGCGGTTGTTGACATTTTTCTTAACACAACGAATGCAAGTGCAACGATGCCAGCAGGAACAGTGTTCAGTGCTAGTGTTGGAGATGAATCTTATCAGTTTGTAACTATATCTGATGTAACTTCATCTAACAGTGGTTCGACAATTGCCTTTAATGATGTTAGAATTTATGAGGGAAGTTATGTTTCAAGTCGATACGTTGCTGACACTCAGAATGTTGAACAGAGGTTTCTAATCAATGATGATCGTGCAGATACAACAACCCTTTCGGTTGTGGTTCAAAACTCTGCAACGGATACCACACAGACAACCTTTACTCAAGCAACAGATATTTCTGGACTAACCTCTACATCGAATGTATATTTTATTCAAGAGGTTGAGGATGGTCAGTATGAAATTTATTTTGGTGACGGTATTCTGGGTTCTGCGATAGAAGATGGTAATATTATTATCATGCAATATGTTGTGACTAATAAGGGCGCAGCTAACGGTGCAAGTACGTTTACTTCATCTTCTGCAATCGATACGGTCAATAGTGTTAATGTTGTTACTGTTTCAATTTCTGATGGTGGATCAGAACCAGAGAGTATTGAATCTATCAAGTACAACGCACCGTTAGATTATGCATCACAGGGCCGATGTGTTACAACAGAAGATTACAAGACATATGTTAAACAGTTGTTCGCAAACACTCAAGCGGTTTCTGTTTGGGGTGGTGAGGATGGTTCATTTAATCCGGTTACTGGTGTGTCTGATGTTGCAGAGTATGGTAAAATTTTCATTAGTATTAAGTCAACCACAGGACTAAATCTAAATGAAATTCAAAAGGCACAGTTAGTAACAGATTTGTCTCCGTACACTGTAGCGTCTATTACTCCCGTAGTCGTAGATGCAGAAAATCTAAACATTATCCTTAACGTCAATTTTAAATTCGATAGTAACAAAACAACAAATTCTAGAGAATCGTTAGAGACACTTGTACAGTCTACTATCACAAATTATAATACTGATTACTTAAAAGTATTCAACTCTGTTTTTAGACATTCTCAGTTTACTTCTTTGGTTGATGCTAGTGATACTTCAATATTGAGTAATATCACTACGGTAACTCTGGGTAGTTTTTACACACCAAGTACATCAGGTTCCTTTTCTTTCACAGTTCATTTTGGAAATCAACTGTATAATCCCCACTCTGGTCACAATTCTACATCAGGTGGTATAATTTCATCAACAGGTTTCTATATACAAGACAACACAAATGAAATGTTCTTTGATGATGATGGCGCAGGCAACCTCCGCATTTATTATTTGGTTACCGGAGCAAGAACCTATTATGATTCTTTCGCTGGAACTGTAGATTACACAACTGGTTTAGTTTCAGTTAATCCAATTTATATAACATCTGTATCTAATGTTGATGACAATGTATCAACAGCAATAAGATTGACTGCAATACCAGCATCCAATGATATTGTAGGTAAGAGAAATCAGATTGTTGAAATTGATCTTGTAAATACGTCAGTCTCAGGAGGACAGGATACAATTGCAGTCAATACTGCGGGGGGCTCAACGAGTTACGTCACATCAACTAATTACGCAACGCCGTCGAGTTATTAATCATGGCTCCACCCTTTGACCTATCTTGGACCCCAACTTTAGAGAATAAACTTAGTACTCAGATTGATGGTCAGCTGCCTGACTTCATTGCTGAAGACCACCCTATTTTTTCTCAATTTTTAAAATCGTATTACCAGTTTCTTGAATCTGGTGAACTACAACTAACAGTTAATATTGACAACATTCTTATAGAAGTTGAGACTGATAATGCCCTTCTTAATGAAGATGGAACTTTGATTGTCACAGAAGTTGGTTCTGGCTCCACAGGCAAATTTATCGAAGGCGAAATTATTACTGGCGGCACGTCTTATGCCACCGCAAAGGTTCTTGTTGAAGACCTCGGTAATGCGACACCAAGATTATTTATATCCTCACAACAATTGTTTGAGACAGGTGAAACTGTAACTGGTGGAACTTCTGGTGCGTCTGGTGTAGTTACAAGATATCGTGCAAATCCTGTTCAGAATATTCAACAGATGTTGGCTTATGCTGACATTGATAATACCATTTATGACTTTATTGAAGAGTTTCGCAAATCCTTTATGGCTGGAATTCCTACTAATCTTGCAAATGGAATTAACAAGAGAAATTTAGAAAAACATATTGGTGAGTTGTATCGACGGAAGGGAACTAAAGAAGCCGCTAAACTCTTTATGAGAATCCTTCTGGATGAGGACGCAGAGGTGTTCTATCCAAATCAATATATGTTGAAATCATCAGCAGCAGATTGGGATAACCCTACTGTTGTTCGTTGCTCCTCTGTTGGTGATGTTGTCGCAGATGAACTTATAGGTCAATCAATTACTGGAACAGACAGCGATGCAACTGCGCTTGTTGAAAATTCAACAACCTTTTCTGTCTCTGGTGGTATTTCATATATTGAATTTCAGATTTCAAATGTAGTTGGAAGTTTCATTAGTGGTGAAAACATATATGGTATCTCTGGAACAAGAGACGTAAAATATAATTTTACTATTACTGATATAATTTCATCAGTTACAATCTCCAATGATGGGACACTATACCAAACGGGCGATCTGATTGACCTTGATACATCTGCCGCAGTTGGTAGTGGCGATATTTCAGCGACCGTTGGTGATGTTGAAACGGGTTCTATTTCGGGCGTTGCAATTGATGATGGGGGAACCAATTATGAAATAGGTGATCTTGTAGTTTTTAGAGACAATGAATTAGAAGCTGGTCTTGTTAAAGAAGCAGAAGCCGAGGTTGTTGTTGTTAATGGTAATATAGTTGATGAGACTGACGGTGATATTATTATACAGGAAGAAGGTACTAACACTTTTATAACACAGTTTAATTTTCAACTTGAAGATGGTACAGTTTTTAATGAGGAACCTTATGTAATATTAGGAACTGATAGAAAATATAGTGATGTTTCCGGTTACTACTACCCAATCTATAAAACAAATTATGCAGCGGAACAATCAATTATTAAAAAATCATCTGCCTCTGTAAATGGCGCAACATTTAATTCAACAACAGTATCACTAGATGGTAATGTTGGGGAAGATATTACTATAGGGATGGTTGTACGATCAAATAGTATTCCTGTAAACACAACAGTTACAGTTACTTCTGTTACAGATCAGTCAACGATCCTTCTATCTACTCCACAAACATTTTTAGATAATGATGTTGTAGAATTTCAATCTCTCTCAACAGGAGTGAGACAGTATAGTTTCCTTGAGTATCCCGGCGAAATATTTTATTCTCCTAAAACTTTAACAGCTGTTGCACAATCAACTTACAATAGCGAAACATATACACTATATGGTGGTAACTATAATCACCGGGCAGATCATCTCTATGGTGAGTCTGGAAATGCTGCATCATATACTAGTGGTATCAACACAGAAGCAGTTCTTGGTGATAGATTTGAAACTGAATTGGCAACGAACACAATAGTTATAGACACCAATCGTTATGATAATGAGGGGTTTATTTTAGAATCTGGTGCTGGAGATATTACAAAAATACAGGTGACTAATTCGGGAGAAGGTTATGCACTTTTACCTACTGTTACAGTTAGAAGTCAGTATGGTGCAAACACAAAGGTTTATGCAACTACAACAGATATTGGAAAAATTTCTAGTGTCAATGTTACTAATCCCGGCTTCAATTATACTGAAGAACCTACATTAGAATTTCGTGGAAATTTCGTTGTAAAAGATATAACAGGAGTTTTTACTCCGGGCGCAGCATTAACATCACATACAGGAACAGTTCGATCATTTGACTCTGCAACTCAACTTCTAGAAGTTTCAATTGAAGACACAGTTGGTATTCAAGGTGAATCGTTTGGAGAAGGCAGTTACAATGAGGGTGTACTTCTAGAAGACTCTCTTGCAACATCTGAGTATGTTAATGAAAATATTATTTTGAATGCTAATCTTGTTTATGGGGAAAATTTAGTTGCTGAAGATGGCGATAGACTTTTAATAGATTCTACAAGCATAACGTCTGGGTTTATAAATTTAGAGGATGGTTTTGGTCAAATCATTATGGAACATCCAGAGGTCGAAGAACTAGCACAGACTATTCTTGAAGATGGTAGTGGTTCTCTTAGGTCAGAACCAGATACCTATGGTCATGATGATGATAATATCATGGGAGAATTTATCTGTCAAGAAATTGGATTTAGAAATGACGATGCAGTTTATGTATATGATCAGAGACAAGTAAAATTTCTATTGGAAGACTCAACAGTTCCTCCACTCAAATCAAATGATAACGCCTTTATAGTTCTTAATGCTGATATAGAATATGAAGATAATTTAGTTCTTAATGCTACAGATACTCTTGGTGCAAATTCTGGTGATAAGATTATTCCTAATTCTACAGATGCAAACGGTGTTGGTGATCCCACTAACAATATTGTTTTAGAATCTGGTATAACTGATAGCGTTAATGAAAAACTTTTATACGAAAATGATGACCCATTTACTAACTTGTTATTGGATGGAACAAATGCAGATACTCTTCATATAAACGAAAAAGTTTTATTTGAGGATACGGGAATTGATTTTTCTGCTGGAACAACATCTATATCAACTGTGGACGGGTCTGCAACAATTGTTCATGCAGATATTGCAAAAGCAAAATTTAGTTTGGGTACGTCCGCTGAAAAAACAGGAACATTTGGTGGTATTGAAAATTTAATTGGTGAAGCTTTAATAAGAATTCAAGATTCTTATTATTATCAAGATTTTTCATATGAAATTCAGTCATCATCTGGTGGTAGTTCATATTTAAATGAGTTGAAGAAATCAATTCACCCAGCCGGATTTAATGTTTTTTCAAAGGCTATTACCACTTCTTTTGTTTCTGCTAAATTACAAATTGGAGAAGCGCAGGAAATTGGCGAGTCTGACCGTGATGGTGCGATCTTCGATGCTATTCTTAGTACTACATTCTTCTCAATATTTGCTGCTCCTATTGAGCGCCGTCTTGGTTTTACAACTGAAGAAGAGACTGTCCTATTATTAGAAACTTCTATTCAAGAAACTTCTGATGATCAATTTGAAATTGAGGAAGAACTTGGTGTAGGTGTTATACGATTAGAAACACCAGAAAATGCTTATATTGATTTTGAAGCAATAGAAATATCTTATGGAATTGGTGCTGGCGAGTTTGGTTTGTTGTTAACTGAGGATTTAGATCGTATCGTATCAGAAAGTGCTGAAGCGATATCGAACAACCTTGTTCTTGATGGAACTGAAGATGGACATCTTCAAACATCTCAGGGCGATGCCGGGTTTAATATTATCACAGAAGACGATTTATCATTCGAACTTGAGGATAGTCTTCAAGATGGTATATCATTCCTTTCTGGTGAAGACTCTACAATAATAGACAATTTGCTTAGTGAAGTTGAGTCCGATATCTTTGTTATTGAAGGTATATCTGATTATGATAGAGATGTTCATGTTCGATCTTCTTATACAACGCACGTTGATGTTACGTTAAATAAAACACACAATACTGCTAATGGTCTATCATTCCTTGCAACTAAAACTTATGAGGGTATTAGTGGTGACGGTATTGCATTGGAAAGTGGTTCCTCTCAACTTGGTAGTCGTTTATTACTGACTCAAACTGACAGCAGTGCGTCTGATCTTGGTGATCACATTTTGTTGGAATCTGGCAGTGATGTTAATATAAATCAGAGTGTAACGAAAGATACCTATACATCACTTGGATATTCTACTAATAACTTTACCCGTGATTCTTTAGTTAATATTTCTAATGAAAATTCTTTTGATGGTATTATTCTTGAGGGTCAAGAAATTGGAACATTTAAACTAGAGGATGGATCAACTGTTACAGGAACATTTGGTGACGATATTCTTTTGGAAGATTCTACTGGGTTTGGTGTTGGTGAAAAACTGAGACTTGAAAGGACTTTCATTGCTTTAGAAGATTCTATAAATGTTGGTGCAAATCCATTCGATATGGCTGGTGATACTATACTTGAACCATTTACTATTCCATCAGATATATTTGTAAGTTCTAGAGGAACAATATCTTCAGAGGATATCGATAATCTACTTATAGATCATTCGGGTAACACTGAATTAATACTTGAATCCGGTGGAAACATATTGCTTGAATCTTCTCTTGATGATACGGGTAATATATCTGGACATATTACATTAGAAAGTGATGATGAATCTACTGGGTTCGAATTTTTACTTGAGGATGGAACTGATTTAGATTTATACGCCAGAACAACGGTCCTTGAGTTTGGATTTGATGGGATATTAACTACATTTGATAATAATCTAGCATCGTTCGATGTAGAACAAGTATAAATATAACAAAGGAAGACGGAATAATGGCATATCAATCAATAGGATTAGGTACTACCGCAGGGGATGGCACCGGCGATACCATTCGTAGCGGTGGTGACAAAGTAAATGATAACTTTGTTGAAATTTATACCTTGTTGGGTACGGGCTCTGCATTAACTTCTGGTATCAGTGCAACATCTTCTGTTGTTACTCTTGCTGGGCCAACAATCACTGGTGTTGCATCATTTGCAGACGGCAGCGTATCTGCGCCGTCAATTACAAACACGGGCGATGCAAATACAGGTATTTATTTTGGTGCTGCTGATACAGTCAACGTAACCACTGGTGGAACTAAAAGGA